TTATTTTATCTGAGTTGAACCATCCATAACGATTCTTGTGATTTCTCCAACTTGTCCATTATTAATTTGAACGTAAGCAACAATTTGGTGCCTTGAATCATCTTCTAAGGAACAAGGAAATTGTACAATGTATTCAGTTCCCATATTTGTTACATAACATTGCAACATATCATCGACACCTACATCAATTTGAGGATAGTATAAAGCTAAATAATCGTAAACTTTAGATTCTGCTTCATCCATCATATCTTCTTCTTGTTCTGCATTTTGTTGAGCTTGTTTTTCTGCTTCTTCTGCTTTTAAATCTTTGATAGTAATTGTTAATGTACTTTGAGTTTCATTTCCAACTTCATCTGATGCTTTTACTCTCACTTCATATTCTCCAACTTTAGAAGAATCAACAGTACCATCGATAGTATAGTCAAATTTGCTTGCATCAGTAATCTTAATAAGACTATTTAAATCAATATTGCTATTTATATCAAAAGTATCTTCAGATAAAGAAATAGATGGCGCTAGTGTATCTTCTATATTGAATTTTGTTTTGATCGTTTCGTCATTAAATTTAAATGATAATGTATGTTCTCCGATTGAATATTTTTCTTCTTCATCAAAATTTTTTCCATCAACTTTAAACACAGTGCTTTCAGGAACTAAATCAGGATTAGTAATTAAATCTCTTAAATCTTGTTGATATATTTTTTCTCCGTATTCAAAAGTGATATCTTCATCTTCAAACTTTGGTATTCTCGAACAACCAGTGAAAACAAGCGAAAAAGCAAATAATGGCATTATTATTTTACGTAACTTCATAATCATCTCTCCTTTATAATTTTTCCATTTCCTCAATTACTTTAGATATTTCACAGTTATAAATTTTACATAAAGCTAATACATCTTTAAAAAATACATTCTTTTTACCAGTTTCTAATTCAGATAGCCATACTTTTGACTTGCCGATTTTATCTGCTACTTCTTGAACGTTATAATTCGTGTTCGACTTTCGCAAATATCTTAAGGCTTTACCGATTTTTTCTTGTTCTGTCATATATTTTTACCTCCATATTTTGGTAATACCTTATCTACATATAATATATCATAAATTTGCTTATGGCGAACAAAAAAAGAATTAAAATAATAACAAAAAGGGTTGAAAATAGTTCGCTCATAGCGTATAATTTACTTGTCAGTAAGCTTAGAGCGAATGGTTGGAGGTGTAAAAATGGACAAACTGACAATAAAACAAGTTAGAGTTCTTAATGATTTATCTCAAAAACAAATGGCTTTTAAACTTGATATGCCATTAGGAACGTATCAAAAGAAAGAGCAAGGACGTTCTCCATTTACGTTTTTAGAGGTTGTTAAGATTTGTGAAGCCTTTAATGTAGATATCAACAAAATTCAAGTTGATTAATTTTTTTTAAAAAAGAAGTTCGCTACGAGCGAATAAAAGGAGAATTATGACTTTCACAGAAACGTTTTTATTCATATGTGTGATTGTAGAGTTCATTTGCATCTACATATTAACACACGATAGGAGATGAAACATGGAAGAAAAAACCGAATTTATGAATGATAAAGAATTGGAAATGTTGTTTCAAACCAACACCAATAACTTTATCGCAAAACAAAGACAGTTTAACAAAGTGAATACCGAGTTCAGTAAGAAAACAACCACTTTGTTAAAGCAACTATCTGATGATTATATTCAAACGAGAGAGGAAATTCACAAAATGAATTCCAAAATTGATCGTTTAACAGTATTCCTGATTCTTACGTTATGCCTGTTACTTTGGAGCTTATTCGTATGAGCTATCTAGGGTACAAGGAAATTATGGAACTGTTGAAATGTTCCAAAGGGAAAGCCTACGAGGTTTTATTTGAATTAAGGAATATATCAGGGTGGAGCGACACATACGAATGTAAGCATCTATCAAGAATCGTGATACCAAAATCCGTATTCTTGAAATATTACCCTAATTCAAAGCAGGCGATTAGGGAAAAAGAAAAAGAGTTATCTGCTTAGGCGACCAAACCATCAGATAACTCATAAGGTGAATGGCTTCAAAAAAAGCCATTTCCATTATAGCACATAGAAAACAAAAGGGGGAAATGATGATGACATTACAACAACTTAGGGATATTGAAGATAACAAACACATTGATTCATTTATCGAATCAGACGATTCATTCAACGATTGGGAAAAGAGAAGTAATCCTGAATACATCTCAACCTATTACGAGATGTTAAGCATTCTTTATCAAATCATGGATGAGAACGATGAAATTAAAGCCGTCAAATGTGCAGAGGATGAAATGGAAGATTGGATGAACTCAATCAAAGATAGCATGAATTACAACTATTCATTAGCTAAGATTCATGCATGCAAGGACTTCCTGAATGGGGAAGATGCATTTGGTGATAACTATGACTAGGACTACTGCTACTAAGAGTTCTACAAGGACTTCAACAAGAAAATCAACTGCTACTAAAAAATATGAAGCTCTTATGGAACAACAATTTGAAATTCCTGAATTTGGAAATGTCAATTGGGGCAAGTTCGATTATTACAATCATCAACAACGCATCAAGAAAACCAATGAACGTATTCATCAATTCAAGGTGTTTGCTTCCATCTCAATTTCAGTCATTATCGCACTCTTAGTGTTTTCGATATTTGTATTTCTGAGATTTGGATTGGGGGTTGAAATATGAAAGGTAAACCATCTCAGTGTGATTTGCTTCTGCAACATCTAAAAGAACATGGAAGTATAACTGGAGCAGAAGCATTTGAAAAACTAGGTATCTATCGGTTGTCTGCACGTATAGCAGATTTAAGAGCCGAGGGATATGTAATTGAAACACAGTATAAACACAAGAAGAACTCGAAAGGAGAAGATGTACATTATGGAGAGTACATACTTCACTCATGAAATTATACGAAAGCAATAACGAGTTTGAATTTATCAAGCTCAATTCTCGTGAAGAATGGCTAAAAGCAAGAGAAACAAGAATTGGTGGAAGTGAAGCCAGTTCTTTGATTGGCATAAACAAATATCAATCGCTCAGGGATTTATGGAGAAAGAAGAAAAAAGGAATTACGGAGGAAATCGACAACGAAGCGATTCGTTATGGAAATGCTTTAGAGCCAATTCTAAGAGAAATGTTCAGAGTAAAGCATCCAACAATGGATGTTCAGTACGAAGAAAACGCAATCCTTTATTCCAAAAAATACGAGTATATGTCATATTCGCCTGATAGTTTGATTTGGGATGGAGCAAGAGCTGGAATCCTAGAAATCAAAACATCATTCATTCGCAATTCAGAAATGCTAAGGAATTGGGATAACAAAATCCCTGACAATTATTTTGTTCAGGTGCTATGGGGATTGATCGTAACTGGATATGAATTTGTAGATTTAATTGCAGAGCTACGATTCATGGATGGAAATGCATCCATTCGTCAATATCACATTGAAAGAAAAGAAGTCCTAGACGATATCGAATACATTATCGTAACAGGACATACAAATTGGCAGACATATTTTATTGGAAATATCGAGCCCAAAATACAGTTTGAATTATAAGGAGGAGAAACAGATGCAATTTGAGTTAGAAGCAACAGTATTGAATGGCAAGGTTGTTACAAACGCTAAGGAATTGTTAGCGAACATTGACAATGGACTGAAACATTATGACTACGTTGTTACAGAAAACACATACGAGCAGGCAAAGAAAGATCGTGCTCAATTGAATTCCATTGTGAAGATGGTTTCAGATGAAAGGAAACGTGTTGAAGATGATTTGTTCTCAGAATGGAAAGAGGACAAGAAAAACATCATGGACATTGAGAAAAAAATCAAACAATGTGCCGACAGTTTAGGACAAGGTATCACAGACATTGAAGATGTTCTTAAAGAAGAAAAACGTAAACATATCTATGAAGCATGGCAAACACTTCTAGATAGCAAAGGAAATGGAGAACATTATGACTTAACTCCAAAATTCAATGAGAAATGGTTGAACAAAACAACTTCAAACAAATCCATTGAAAAAGACCTGAATGCTATCTATGACAAAATTATTCAGGACTTAGGTTTTATGGAAACATTCTTACCTAATGATGAAACAGATATCGCTCAAATCAAGGAAGTGTATTTCCAAGATTACGATTTAATGCGTGCCAAAGTTAAAGCAGACGATTTAAAGCGTATCAGAGAGACTGTAGAGAGACAAAAACAAAAGGAAGAACAAATAGTTCAAGAACCTTTACATTTTGAACAGAGCATACCTAACGAGCCTGAGAATAAGGTTGTAGAACAAAATACAAATTGGGCAGAGTTCAGAGTTGAGGGAACACGTGAACAATTATTAGAACTAACAAAGGTATTAGTTAATTTGAGAAACAATACGTCATTTGAATTTAAAGTAACAAATAAAGGAGAGTTATAAGATGCAAGTAAAAAATAATTTAGCAAATAGACCAACAGAATCAGTTACAGAATTTCAGGTAGGAAATGACAAAGTTACATTAAGTCCTAGTATCGTTCGTAACTATTTAACAAATGGAAATGGAACAGTTACAGATCAAGAAGTAAATTACTTTGTTCATTTATGCCGAGGGCAAGGATTGAATCCTTTCTTGAAAGAGATTTATCTAATAAAGTTTGGACAACAACCTGCAACATTTGTTGTATCGAAAGAAGCGTTTTTAAAACGTGCAGAAGCTAATTCTCAATACGATGGAGCAGAAAGTGGAATCATCGTTATGAATGGAAATGGTGAGATAATCGAACGTAAAGGTGGCTTCTTCTTAAAAGGAAGTGAACAAGTTGTTGGTGGATGGGCAAAAGTCTATCGCAAGGACAGAAAATATCCATGTGAAGTGCAAGTATCATTTGATGAATATGCAGGAAGAAAAAGCGATGGACAATTAAATAATCAATGGGCGACAAAGCCTGCAACTATGATTAAAAAAGTTGCATTAGTACAAGCCTTGAGAGAATCATTCCCTAACGATTTGAATAACTTGTACACTGCTGAAGAACAAGGGGATATGGAAATTCCTTATGTAGATTCAAGACCTATTGAACAACCAAAATATAATCAACAAGATATTCCTGAACCACAGTTTGAACCTGACAGACAAGCAGAGCCAGTGATGAATAATGAATCACTCGTATAAAGAAAACCTATTACAAGGACAAATCAAGGAATGCTTCTTTACTAGAGAACCACGTGAAGAAAACCTTTGTATACACCACGTATACAGAGGTGCATTCCGTGATAAGTCTACTGAATATGGTTGTTGGATATGGTTAAGACCTGATTGGCATAATCAAACGAATTACTCAATCCATAACGATAGAAACTTAGAGTTACGAATTCAAGCCATGTGTCAAATGGCATTTGAAGATAGATACAGTCATGAAGAATTCATGGAAGTATTCAAAACAGACTATATCGAAAAATTCAGAAATAGATACGGAAAGACTTCAAGTATATATGCCGAGTACAGACAAAGAAAGTTGGTGATGGAAAATGCTAATTGATGGACAAAACGTGTATATGTTCAATCCATTTCAAATGAAAGACTGGACAGAAGAAGAAATCGCAAATCAAGTGGATTATCTGATTTCCTGCATAGACAACGATGCAGATACACCTTATCAAATTGCTAAGAACATAGAGAACGTATCGAATCAGTTGTTTCTCTTTGGAGAATGCATCGCACGATATGTGAAAGAACGCAACAGAGTTCGAGATGAACTAAGTGCGAACAGTAAAATATACGCTTATATCGCTAGAGATGAATATAAGACAAAGAATCCTGATAGTAAAGTGCCTGCCATGTCCTATTTTGAGGGTATAGCCGAGCAAAAACTCATCAATGATAGAAATACCTTATCAGACCTTGAATGCAAGCTCACACGCTTTAAAAACGCTTACCAAAGTGCAGAGAATATCTGCAATGCATGGAAGAAATTACTTGAAGCTATCAAGTATGAGAATGGGGGAAATTAAATGATATTAGCCATTGATCCAGGGAACGTTGAATCGGCTTATGTAATAGTTGAAAACGATTTATCTAGGGTTATTGAAAAAGGGAAAACGTTAAACCCAATTTTACTGCGTGCTCTAACTGTTTGGGCTTACAAATATGGTTGTAGCATTGACTATTTTGCTATCGAGGGAATCCAAAGCTATGGCATGGCAGTTGGAAAAAGTGTATTTGAAACTTGTTATTTCATAGGACGATTGATTGAAGTGGGGAAAAGAGATTTGCATATAGAACCTACTTTAATTTACAGAATGGAAGAAAAACTATGTTTGTGTCATTCAGTCAAGGCAAATGATAGTAACATTCGACAAGCGTTAATTGATCGTTTTGGTGTTGTAGGTACGAAAAAGAATCCTGGTTTCTTCTATGGATTTAAAAAAGACATTTGGTCTGCTATGGCAGTTGCAACTACGTATCATGACAAATATTTATGTGGAGAAGAATTTTGATGCATGAACGGATATGTAAGGATTTATAGAAAGATTGTCGATTGGGAATGGTACACAGATGTTAATACAAAAGCATTGTTTTTACACCTGATTTTGTTAGCAAATCATGACGATAAAAAGTGGAGAGGAGAAACAGTTAGAAGAGGTGAATTAGTTACTTCTTATGGAAATTTAGCAAGTCAAACTGGACTTACTTTTCAACAAGTAAGAACTTGTTTAAAAAAGCTACAATCAACACATGATATAACAATCAAAACAACAAACAAAAATACGTTGATTATGGTAGTAAAATACGACTTTTACCAGTCTGATGAACAAACAGAAATTGAACGTATCAACAAACAAACTAACAATCAAATAACAAACAATCAACAATCAAATAACAATCAAATAACAACAAACAAAAATGATAAAAATGATAAAAATATTAAAGAAAAAGAAATAGATAAAGAAAAAGAAAGTTTCTCTCAAGTAGTTTTAACCATGATGCTAGATACAGGAGATGAGTATGAGATTACCGAATCTCTGCTCAAGGAGTGGCAACAGTTACATCCAAGGGTCAATGTACTTGAAGAAATGCAGAAGATGAAAGCGTGGCTATATGCGAATCCTAATAAGCGCAAAACAAAACGAGGAATGAAACGCTTTATCAACAGTTGGTTATCTAGTTCTAAAAGTTATTCAGAGAATCGTTCAGGCAACAACACAGAGCCTAAAGTTCCTGATTGGTACAAGAATACAGGCGAAACAAAACCTGATGATGAATTGCTTAAACAAGTCGAAGAAATGAAAAGAGGTTTGAATCGTGAAACTTAGAAAAATTTTGATAGGTGTAGTTGTATATGCGATTTGGTTTGTGTTTGCGTTCATGCTTCTTGAGGAAACAAGCAATGGCAAATACGAGCCGATGCCAGGAATGCTAGATTATGCCGAACAAGAATAAACACTTAAAGCAGTATGCAGTGTATGACGAAAACGATGTGTGTTGCTTTATCGGCAGTGTGAAAGAGATATCGGATTATCTCAGGATTAATCAAAAGAAGATACGAAACCGAATGTACAGAAACATTCGTTTAAATCGAAAGTATCTCATCATAAAATTGGAGGATTGAAAAATGTGGATTAGAAGTCAGAATAAAGGTTCATTAATTAACACTAATGAAATAGGAATTTTAAAACTAGGAAACATGTATTGTATTTTGAGTGGAAAACTTATTTTAGGAATGTATTCCTCAAAAGAAAAAGCATTAGGAGTCTTAGATGAAATTCAAGGTTGCATAACTGGGAGTATTTTTACAAACAATTACGAAATCGTAAGAGATTGCAAAATAGCAGGAACAGAATTTCACGGAGTTTACACAATGCCTAAAGATGATGAGGTGGAAGTGTGAAAAATAAGGAACTAGAACTTCTAGCAAGCCTTAAAAAAGCGTGTCGATTGATGGACGAGATAGATACATTCGAGAACGAGATAGCACTTGCAGAAGTTCAGGAATATCTTAAGGCGATTCGTTTTAAGAGCTTGTGGTATGTAGATTTTGAAAGGTGAAAAGGAAAATGGATAAGTTTGAGAAAAAAGTAAAAATTGAACTGTACAACGATCACTTTGAAAATGCCAAACGTTATCAAATTCCTAGAGCACAACTTATCATTGCAGACATTCCTTACAACATAGGAATTAATGCTTATGGAAGTCGTTCAGATTGGTATGTGGGTGGCGATAACAAAAATGGTGAATCAGATAAAGCAGGAAAAGAATTTTTTGATACAGACAAAGATTTTAAAATATACAACTTCTTTCAGTTTTGCACGAGATTGTTAAAGAAAGAACCAAGGGAAAGAGGGCAAGCACCTTGTATGATTATCTTCTGTTCTTGGCAACAATTAAACGAAATCAAAGACTATGCAAAACAATTTGGATTTAATCACGCTATGCCATTGTTCTTTATCAAAAGCACTTCAAGTCAAGTTTTAAAAGCAAATATGAGAATTTGTGGAGCAACTGAAACTGCACTTGTTCTTTATCGAGATAAATTGCCAAAGTTTAATAACAACGGACGAATGATACTGGACTGGTTCGCATATGATCGTGGAGGAAATTATCCAAAGATACACCCAACACAAAAACCAGTATCGGTTTTAAAACAGTTAATCGAAATATATACAGACCCATACGATGTAGTAATTGATCCAGTAGCAGGAAGTGCAAGCACATTAAGAGCTTGTGCAGAATTAGGTAGAAGTTGTTATGGATTTGAAATTAAGAAAGATTTTTATAACTTGGCAAAAGAAAAAATGCTAAGCAATGTACAAACACAACTATTTTAGGAGGCATTAAAAGAAAATGATTATCTTATATAAACAATATTTGATAGATTCAGACGGAACACAATTCATCTTGCAGAAGCAAGTAGAAGCCGAGAAAAAGGATACCAAGGAGAAATACATCAGGAAAGACAATGTTGGCTACTATCCAAGCCTAGAGACGGCTTTAAAGGGGTGTCTACATAAAATTCTTTTAGAAGAAGTGCAAGAAAAGACAATGACACTCAAAGAAGTGATTGAAGTTATTGAAAAATTCCATTCCTCATTCAGGGAGTATTTGAATGGACAATAAGATTTTTGCAAAAAATTTGTTCAGTCAGGAAGAAGTTGAAGTATATCCTGCCGACAGATACACAGTGCAGATTATGAATCATGATTATTGGTTTGAAAGAGATGGTCATGTGTGTTTGTTAGCAAAGACATTTATTAAGCCTGATAGATACAACAGTTATGGAATGTATCAGGTAGGCAATCAAATATACGATGCGACTTGGACAAATGGTTACGAAGAATTAAGAAGTATGTATAACGAACAACCGAGGTTGTTTTAGGAAGGATTTATGAAACACACAAAGGAAGAAATTTTAAATGCGTTACACGTTATCAAAGATATTTGTGATGACGAAACCATAGACTGTTATAATTGCCCTTTTGGTAATTCAAAAGGATTTTGTCTTTTAACTGAACAAAACCCTATGAGTTGGGATATAAAAGAGGAAGAAATTTGGAGGGCATTTGAATGATGTTGACTAAAGAAGAATGTGAAGAAGCATTAAGCAGTATTGAATTTACTTTACATCAAAGAGTTAAACCTAAGAAATTAGGGCATTGTGAAGATGATAACTTGACCATTTTATGGGAACTTATAAACGAACATTTTAAAGACAAGAAATCTTTAAAAGAAAGATTCGATGGTTTCAAAGGTGAAATACCTAAAGATAATCCGTGGGGAGACAGATATGCAGACGAATGTTCAAAAGAAGAGATAAATAAGTGAATATTGGAGGGGTATGGAATGCCACCTGTAAGGGAGGAATAGATATGTTAAGTAAAGAAGAATGTTATATTGCTTTAAATGATATGTATGATAGTACCCTTTTAAGTAAAGATGACTGTAAAGGAAATCGTGAAATATTAGCACAGTTGATCGAAGAACACTTTAATAAGAATACTTTAGTTAAATGTGAGAAATGTGGAAAAGAAATGCCGTATGTATTAGTTAATAAATTTAATTACAGTGGCTCAGATTCCTTTCTTAAATATTCTTATAATCGTATCGGAGGTTGTGTTTCTATCGTTGCAGATAGAAATTGGACTGGATATGAACTTTCGGAAGAAGAAATACTCGAAACAATCGTATGTCCTCATTGTGGTAAATATCCTTTTCAATCAAAAGAAATTCATGTTTACGACGAAGTAGAAATAGTTATGTTTCCAAAGGAGAACAAAAATGTTGACTAAAGAAGAATGTATAAATGCGTTAGAAAACATCATATTCAATGTAGGAGTGGCACGAAGTGATTATAGAACTAGTGGGAAAGCTAAAGAAGATTATTGCACTTTAAACTCTCTAATTGAAGAACACTTCTCAAATCCACCTTTGAAGTTTGAAGAATTACAAGAAAGAGAAACATATTATCATATTTACTATGGTTGGATATCAATTAGAAGCATTAGCGATTGCGAATGTATTCTTATTAACACATTAAATAGTGATGGATATAAACAAATAGAATTTGAAGAAGATTGTTTTTACAAAAAGGAAGTGCAGGTATGAAAGAATTAAAAAGAATGAAATTAAAAGAAGTCCATAAGGATATGGAAAGATATTTGGAATTTGATTGTTATTGCCCTAACGAAATTTACGACATGAGTGGATTCTTCTATCAGTTATTTGAACCTAGTGAAGAATGCTATTTATTGGGAGTATCTAAAGGTGGGAATAATAAATATTTCGTAGATGGATATAGTAGAATTTATGTTATTTCTAAAGACCAAATTATTGAATTCTCTTTAAGACATGAAACAGACAAAATTTGTGATGCAGTAAGAGTGGATGCAACAGAAAACAATATAAAAATATTTAAAGAAGTTATAGAATTTGGAAAAGTTCCAAGTGGTGCTAAACTTGATAAATTTGAAAGCAATCATTCTGATGATGATCTAAAAAAGATTTTAGGAATGTGTAGTTGTGTAATCATGGATTAGAGGTACAAGAATGACAGAATTAAAACCATGTCCTTTTTGTGGAGGGAAAGCGTATATTGATGTTTTACTTGGAAAACAATATATACAATGTTTCCATAAAAAGAATTGCTTAATGAAACCTGATACTTGGTTAATTTCATATAATTCTATAAAAAAACAAATTAAAGCATGGAATAGGAGAGTTAAAGAATGACACTTAGAGAGTTCTTAGAATATGCTTTTCAACCAGTTTGTGTGATTGATGATATAGAACAAGGTAATATGTATATTCAAATAGATCATTACAATGCAAGGAGTGAATTTTGGTTGACGGAGCAAGCCTTAAACTTAAAAGTCTTAACTGTTTTATCACACAAAGAGTATCCTGATTGCATATGTGTTATTTTGGAGGATAACGAAAATGATTGATTCTTTAAAAACAGAATGCAGATGCGAAGGACATTATCCAAAAGAAATGAGGTGAAAGAATGAAATATACAGACAAAAAAATTGAAAAATTAGGATTTGAAAAAGAAGAAGAAAATAAATATGGCGCATCATATGTAAGATATTGCAATAATTACAAACAATGCGTTGATATTTTACATAAAGAAAATGGGAAACATATTATTCAATCCTATGAAAATAAAACAAATAGTGATGGATTTAATAATTGTGTAGGTCTTACACTTGAAGAAACTAAATTGTTTTTAAAAAAAGCTAAACAATTAAAAAGAAAATATGGGTGGATAAAATGATTGATGAAAAGAAATTGATTGAAAAACTAGAAGATGAAATATTACGCATCGATACAGAATCTACACCAGGTTGTGGAAACTTGTATGGACGAGATGCAAGTGTTATGAAAAACACATTGAACTTTGCAATAGATTTAATAAATGAACAACCAAAAGTAGGCGAATGGATTCCATGTAATGAGAGATTGCCTGAACAGTCATTGAATAGCGTGTTTGGTTATGACACCTTTAGAGAACGTTGCGTGCTAGTACAGTATTACATGAATAATTGGATATTAGGAAATCACGAAACAGTGAATATTGTAGCATGGAAACCATTACCTGAACCATATAAAGGAGAAACAGAATGACTAATTTAGAATGGTTGAAAAAGAATCTATCAGAAGAAGAAAAATCAAATGTTCAAATGTGTGTAGTTTTTAATGAAAAAATTTATAAAAATACATGTAATGGCAAAGACTGTTATGATTGTCCTCTCAATAAAGTTGGCGATTTGATAGATTTACTTCTGCAAGAACACAAAGAACCTATCAAATTAAAACAATGGGAAAAGGACTTAATATCTCTATATGATAAAGATGATGAATGCTATAGCATAGATTATGGTTTTAGTTCGTTTTTGACACTTAATGGATTAAAAGAAAAAGGATATTTCAAAGGTATTACAGACACATCAATGACCATCAAAGAAATCTTAAAAAATTGTGAGGTTATCGAATGAAAACACAAGAAGAAAATCTTAAAACGTATCAATGGCTTATAAAGGTGAATAGAGCTATCGAAGAAAACAGACCTGATGGGAAAATGATTATTTGGATGTGCAAAGTTGCGTTTTTCTTCCCTTTAAGCCTTAGAAAGGTCAAGAAAGAGCTTAGGAATGAATTTATTACGTATCTTTTAAGAGCTTTTGAATACGATCATAGAAAAAGATGTGGATATGAATTGACCTATGAGCAGAAAGCGTTTTGTTTTAGAGTAAATTGGATGACTAATATATTGGCAGGTTTCTCTGTAGTGAATGTAGGAATGCCTGTAGGAATGCCTTGGGAGGGTGAAAATTATGATTAAATTAAATGAAATACAAGCTAAATACGGAGAATATTTAGTTGATGAAGAGAAGTTGAAAGATTTATTGGTAAAGCCTAAACCTAAAACAGTTTGGGATTTAAAAGATGGCGATGAATATTGGCATATTAGTACCATTAATAATAATAATTATGCTACTTGGAATGGAAATGCGTGGGATTTAGCAATTAGAGAAAATGGTAATGCATTCTTAACATATGATGAAGCCAAATTCGAGCTAGAACGCAGAAAATGTGAAGCTATCATGCTTAAGTATGGTAGAAGACTGTTTAAGTATAAACAAAATAACTTTTTTATTAAATATGATCACCGTAACGATTGTATAGGTATAGAATACTGGATAGAAATCCAATATCAAGGAACTATTTATTTTGATTCGGAAGAACTTGCACAAAAAGCAATTGACGAGATTGGTGAAGAAAGACTTAAAAAGTATGTCTTTCGAGTTGAGGAATAAATCATGGACAGATTAATGATAGAAAAGCTAGTCAAGAAAAATGGAATCCGTTTCCAAAGCATGATTGCTCAAGAAGAATGTGCCGAGTTGATACAAGCCATTAGTAAGTGTTTACGTTCAAAAGATTTTCCAGTTGAATATGAAAGAGAAAACCTAATTGAAGAAATGGCAGATGTGATGATATGCCTTCAACAATTACAATATATGTACTATATCGATGATGAAGAGCTTTACGCAATGAAGCAAAAGAAAGAAAATAGATTGATAACGAGAGAAGGTTTGAAAGAATGAGTATGTGGACATATGTAAATGGGAATATTTTAATTAACACATATTCTCATACCGAAACAGAACAAAATATTCAAACATTTCTTAATTCACTGCCTAAAACAAGTGGAAGTGAAAGACCTTGCGAATATCATGTCAGTATTTTAGACGGATATAACGTATCAGGTTATAAAGACGGAAAAACATTTGAATATCAAACGCAATATTCTGTTTCGATTGTAGGAACGCTCAGAGATACTACTGTAGAAAATCTAAAGAAAGAATTGATGACTATTCTTAGTGAAATTAATAAAAAATTTCATATAGAGATGTGTTGTATATATTCCTATGACACAACGATGATTAATTCTGTTCGTTTCGACAAAAAATACATTGATAGATATATCGTATGTACTGAAAACAATTATGGTAAAGAATCTGTTAAAGAATTAGAGTTTAGATATGGAGATTGTTAAATTGAAACAAGAAGCACAAATCCGTAACAAAGAAATAAAAGAAGACATGGAAACAATCGAATATGTACTAAAGAAACAAGGCTTGTACGCAATGTATAAACCTTGGAAATGTGTACACGATTATATCGTACACTTGGAACGAGAAAATTTTGGCTTGAAACAATCATTAGAAAATAAAGAACGAACGCTAGAGCGTTTAGGAGGTTATTTAAGACGATGATAAATCAAGTGGTATTGATTGGACGATTGGTGCGTGATGTGGAGCTAAGAAAGACAACATCAGGCAAAAGCACAGTTACCTTTAGTTTGGCAGTCAATCGAATGAAAGCAGGCGAAAGTGGGCAAGATGTAGATTTTATTACTTGTGTAGCTTGGAACAAAACGGCAGAGAATATGGCTCAGTATTTACATAAAGGTTCATTGATCGGTGTAGAGGGAAGAATCCAGTCTAGAACGTATAAGAACAAGCAAGGAAGCACAGTATCTGTAAATGAAGTGCTGGTAAATCAAATACACTTCTTGGAAACAAAACGAGGACAACAGAACACGCAATCACAAGGGCAACAAGCAGACAGTCAGGAATACAGTCAATCAGACAACGGATATTATGATCCAAACCAGTACGATAATTACAATTATCCATTCTAGGAGGCATAGAGAAATGGTTAGATATGGAGATGTACATTGGTGCAGTTTACCAACGTACAATGACTTTATACTAGACAAAAACAGACCATGTCTCATCATTAGCAACGATTTTCAGAATCAGGGTTCTAGTACAGTGCAGGTATGTCCATTGACAACGAGCATGAAGCGAATGGACTTACCATGCCACGTGCATACACATTGTGGAGTTGTAAGAACCGAACAGATTTTGACAATCGACAAGGACACTGTAGGAAGAAGAATGGGTGCACTAAGCGATGCAGAATTGAGGCAAGTCAAGACATCGCTTATGGTGCAGTTAGGCATTCTTTGAGACCTTACATATATCCTGAAGAACAGTATCAACTCTATAAAGGGCAGGAGTTGATAAAGGGAGACATAGTTCAATCGGATGTATATTTTACCAAGGGGAAAGACATTCGAGTGTGTGAGCTTTTATACAAGCATAAAAAAGGCATATGGAAAGCCTTGGAAATCAAGGGAGACAGAGAAGTATTGATTGAGGAAGAAATGGTCTTGAAAGTCCTTGTAAATGAAAGATGGCACAAGCGACACGAAAGACCTGAGAAGTACAAATATTACTGGCAGACAAGGGAAAAAGACGAATCGTGAAAAATCGGATTTCATGAAAGAATGATATACTTATATTGAGCTGATTGGTTCGTCTCGCCCTTGGACATGCCTCACCAGTCGCTCGTTAAAATAACAACGATTTTCTATATACGAGGCAAAACAAGGGTTTTTTCATAACATACGAGGTCATTCAATGAATTGTACAATGAATTGTTCAGTAAATTGGCATTTAACATATAGAGATGCAGATGTATCGACTTATTCAGATGGACATGGATCATATATGTCCATTATGCACGATAAAAAGACACCACCCAACGCAGTGGAAAAGATAGGAGGGGGTTCAATGGAAATACCACTGATCGCAGTACCCCCAATTACAATGCGCCCAATCGCAACAGAAAAACTACCCCTATGGTGCAACAGACATATAGAGGTATTAAACGAGCATATAGAGAGCGATTGTAAGCGAAGATAGGCAAATACATTCAGGCAGACAAAACGAGCCTGTATCAAGCCTTACGACAAGCGAATAGCAATGTGCCATATCTAACGTCCGTACACATATATTAAGAACAACGTTTCAGTCATCACTAACAGAGTCGCAAAAACAGACTGGCATATTGAATAAATCCTCCATTTTTTACGTTTTTGAATACAGAAAGAAGCTCCTTTTTACAGAAGAATAGATATGGCAGGGAATGTGTACGGTTTAAAATAACCATATACGGAGGATATTTTAGAATTTCGAGGTTCGCCAAGAAATTCTTTTTTTATATTTAGCACTACTATTAGATCATATTCTATATGTATTACTTAATATTATTTCTTAGCAGAAATAATATACGTAATACCATTATATAAACTTAAGTAGTTAATATTTTCTATAAGTAGTTTATATATTCTAAGTATATATATTTATCTCTTATCTTCTTGTAATAGTAATATATCTAATATTAACTAATTAGTATTTATATATATTATATATATCTATATATAGGGATTTTTTTCTTCTTTATAAAAAAATTATTTTCTAGATTTTGTATTTTATAAAAATTCTATCTTGTATTTTGTAATTTCTAGGTTTTGCATTTTGTAAAAACTAGATTTTGTATTTTGTACTTTACTGTATCATGGATACATTATATAATGTGTATGGAGCTAATAAAAAGAAATTTAAGAAACTTTGATATTAAAAAGAAAGTAAAGAGGGTTTAAAAATGGTAACTGAAGCACAATTAAAAGCAAATAAAAAATATAATGAAAAAATTTATAGAGATTATAAACTAAGAGTTAGAAAAGATAATCAATCTAAAATGATTGAATGGCTAAACAGTAAAAAAAGTATAAATTCTTATATTATTGGATTAATTGAAAAAGATATGAAAAAACAAAAGGCTTTATAAAAAAAGTCTTTTTTCTTGTTGTTTATCTCATGTATACATGATATACTATTCACACAGGGTAAAACCTGTTAGGGCAATCGGTGAAACATAAAACCCACCAACATACAAAAGAAAACAGAAGTAAAAAGGGGTTGGGGTCTTATGAAAATTGTAAGGTTCACCATTAAATTAAAAATTGACACAAAAAAAGGGTTGCTAGTCTTATTAATAAAAATAAGATAGCACCCACTAGAACCGATTTAAATTATAACATCGGTTGCCCTTAAATTCAATTAAAAAAGGGGTGATAAGTTGATAAAGAAGAATAATAAAAAGGTAGTTCTTAGACCCTAGGAAAGTTGAAGAACTACCACTAATAAAAGAACGCATATATAAATTAATAGAATAGGAGTAAAGCCCCTTTAATATATGCGTTCCTAGTATAACACATTAGGGGCTTAATTTAAAATATGAATAACTATTTAAATTTATTAATTGACGATACAAAAAATATCATGAATTCTGTTAGTATTATCATGGTGGAGGATTATTACAAGACGGGGCATTATATAACAGATTGTATGTCTTGGGCTTCTGATGATTTAGTAGATATCTACACTAAGGATTTATTAGATTGGGCTTGTGATAATTATGATATGATTGATGAATCAATTAACGAACTCGGTCAACCTGATAATTTCTTAGATATTATTAGACAAGGTCAATATTATTCTAACGATAAACAAATGTATGAAGATCTTAACGAAATAGTGAAACTTAGTGCATTATATATGATTGATGATAACGAACAAAAAGACAACTTAAATGAAGTTGATATCGACAAGATAATTGATGAATTAGACCTCGAAACTGAAACATTTGAAGAGTTAAGCGATTATATTACTGATTCAATTAATGAATTGGTAGGAGGTTTAGAAGATGAATAACATTAAACTTAAATCAATCCAAGACCAGCAAGAAGAATACACCAATACAAGAGAGGTTTTAAACCTCTTTAATCGCTTTTGTGATGATCAAAAAATGCCTGAGTATAAAATCTATAGAAACCTTATACAAGAAGAAACAAACCAGCTTATAAACAAGTTTAATAAAAGTGAATTGTTTGATGTTGTGTACTTCTCTACGTTAGAGGGTTTATACAATACTGAAAATTATTACGTTTGCTATAACTCAGAAGAAAGAAGATTTGAAAGCTTTGATAACTTAGAATGTATAAATCAGGTTGAAGAGTTCGAAACGCTTTTAAACCTTATTAAAAGAGGTGTAAAGCATGAATAATAAAATATATATTTATGCCTTTATAGGTAAAATCTTCTTGAATATTGTTTGTTATTTAGCTTTAGTTCTTCTTGTTCTTAGTATTTCAGAATACTGCTTGAGGGGTTAAGACAGTAACATGATTAGGTTATTATTGTTTGTAATTGGTTTAAGTTTCTTCTTCAAGTTTGGTATTTGGTTGATGATTCCTATAATAATATATATAATTTACTTAGCTTGCAGGGTTAGACATTAAAAGTCTAGCTCTTTTTTTATCGCTTTTATCTGGTGTTAACATAGCACATCTAAACCATTTAAAAATAGCTCTTGAAAATCCTTTACTTAAAGGCTTTTTTATTATGCTTTTTATTCGTGGCATAAAATAGAACTGTTTTATATAAGCTTGTTTAAATACGTTCTAAGGCTCTTTAGTTTCTTCTTAGTCCTTTTATATTCTTTTAGTTGTTTGCTCTTAGCGTGCGTTTATGTGCGTTTTATCGATATGGATTAATCATATGATATTCACATATTATTTGAAAAACGCAACAGAAATTAAGAGGGGGTGATATATATAGATACCCCCCCCTTCCGAGCCACATATTTTTTCAAACTCGATTAGTTTTAACTAACTACTTCAATTTAGTCAAAATCCTTAAAATGACAAAATTAAACAATAAAATGACCAAATTAAAATTGCAAAAATAAACGTTTTAAGACGGATATTTGAGAATTTTTCACAAAAATAAGGTTTAAATGAACAGATTTAAGAAAATACACCCCCTTTTCTTGAAAAATCTTTTCCAAACACGAAAAAACGAACTCGAAAAAAATACACATGATTTTTGTGGAAAGTCCGTTTTCAAAATTCAATGTTAAAATTTTATATGTAGTAAGAGGTGTAATTTGAATGGGTGAATTAGTACAGAAAAAGACAAGACAAAAGAACAAAGCACGCAAAGACAAGACCAAGACATACTCACAAATTCAGGAAATGAATCTTAAAGATCGTATCTTTATGGAATTTATGGAAACGTGTCCAGACGGAACAGTCAAAGATATGCAACAAATTGTTAAAAAATATAGACCTCAGGCAACCGATAGTGCTAATTATCTGTACGGATGGAAAGTTTTAAACGATTCAGATGTAAAAAATCGTATTTCCAAGCGTAATCATCACAGATTAAAGGCAAAACAGTTGTCCTACGAAGAAAAGCTCATGTATTTGACTGGAGTAATTATGGGAGATATCGAGCCTGATGCCGAAACGAAAGACCGATTAAAGGCTTTAGATATTGCTAATAAGATGGAAGGTGTCTACGTGAATAAAAATGTTAACATCAATCAGAATCTAACGATCGAGGACGAAAGAGCGATTGTCGAACGTAGAATCCGTCAGGTCTTGGGCGAACCTATCGATGTCGAAGTCAAGGAAGTATCGTCTGAAAACGTAGAGGAATAGTTTATTTGAATTCAATTCAGGAAAAGGTTGTCAAACTGTGCGAAAGTGCAGAACCCAAAGAGAACCTAGAGAAATGGACAAGAGGGTACATTCCTAAGCATTACAAGCGCATCAACATCGAAATGTCAGAAGCCAAACGATTAGCCATGAAAGGTGCTATCGAGGCTACAACGTGTTTTGAAACAAATCTGTACTTTACACAAGCCGTTATATTTGGGGCAGTTATCGAACACTACGAAACACATAAATACAATCAAATCGTTGTCGTTACCACTTCACAGTACGGAAAATCGTATTTGATGGGGCAGATTGCTATTTATATCGGTGCGAACGGACATACTTTACAGGTCGCTGCCGGAACAGAAGCAACAACTCGCATCATCATGGGTCATGTTACAAAGCACATTCAAAATGCACATCAGGATATCAAAAGTAAATTGCTTGTCGACAATCAGGACAAGATCGAAAAACTGCAGACCTCGGTTTCCAAAGAAAAGCTATCCTTTAAAGGTGGAGGCTCAATCGAATCCATTACCTTAGGTGCAAGTTCTAGCGATGCCAAGAAGTCCAATCAGGCTATCGGTCGAGGTGGCGATTATATGCTTGACGAAGCAGGACTTGTTCCAAACGAAGCGTATGTCGAGATAGGACGAAGAGAATTCTCCAATGTAGACGGAGAAAAAGACCTTTTAATTGAAATTTCCAACCCTCACCACGAGGGAATGTTCTACGACAAGCTAACAGAAGAAAATCCTCCTGAAGATACATTGATTATTTGGATGGATGTTCGTACTGCCATCGAAGAAGGACGAATACGAAATACACAACAAGTCGTACAGTCAGATTTCTTCAAGGTACAGAGTACGTGTCAACGCTATTTCCTATGCGAACTGGAAAATTATAGCGATGAATCCATGTTTTCGAATATTCGTTTGGACGATTCCACTTTACAAGATGGATTTACGTACTTTTTGGGTGTCGACAGTGCCTACAAAGGAAAAGACAACATCGATGTATGCCTTGCCTGCATGGATTTATACAAAAATGTCCGTATTTTGGACATTATTACCATCGATAAAGGAAAATGGGTGGATGGAAAAACCTCAGACAAGATTATTAAATCCATTTTAAGAATACAAAGACGGACAAAAGCCAAGGTTATCTGTGTCGATATCGGTTGGGGTGTCTATATTGTCGAGGGTTTAGCTAAATATGCATCGGATTTTAACGTTGTCGGTATCAACTTTGGAGCAGGAACAACGAAAAAACGCAAGGAAAACAACCATTATTCAGCAAAATACGGAGCAAATATGCGTGCCGAGATGTATTTGGATATGCAACAACTCATGGACAACGGAAAATTGACAATGACAACAAAAGTTGCCAATATCCTGAAAAATCAGATGCAATATACCAAATCAACAGTCAAATCAGGTGGAAAAATCGCCATTATTCCTAAAGACGAGATCAAAGCCAAGATTGGAAAGTCGCCTGATGAATTGGATTGTTGCGTTTTATCCGTTCATTCAATTATGTTGTATAATATGAATGGAGGAATTTATGTTTATACACAAAACGAGTAGGAGGAAATAAATGTCGAACAAACGAATTTATAAAAAAAGACAAAAATTATCGACTTCTCCTAAAAGTCCTTCAACCTTAAAACCAAGATACAACGAAAACGATTGGTCGCAAGCCGAATTAATATTAGATCAGTTGTTAGAGTGTAACACTGTTTGCAAAAACGGATTCAAACTTGTTAAACATAAAAATGAGTCTGAAGAAATCGAATGGATGATAAATAACTTGCCAACTCTTCCTTATGTTATCGATAATTACCTGAACTTCATGTTCACAAACAAATTGACAACAGGGAATGAAGAGTTAGACAACAACGTTTTGAATCCTTTTCTTTATAAGCGAAATGCAAAAGGGGTTACCAATTATTCCGTTCTTAGGGATTCCATTCGAGATATGCTCTTGTATGGAAAGAGTGGTATTCGATGGCTAGATGAAGAAAATGGAATTATTCCAGTACCAGCCAAACGATATACAAGCATCGTGAAAAAAGATACCGAGTATTTAGGTTTCAACAGAACTGTTGCGTATGCTATTTCCATAGACGAGGATGAACCGATTTCTTTAGGTAACAAACCAATCGAGTTAGATAGAGATGAGTTCAGAAATTCAGGACGAATCTTATCCAAAAACAAAGATTATATGGTTGTACTTCCTGAAGATTTCATCAATCTAAGGACCGATACAACAACAGAGAACGGAATCAGTAAGTTGCGACAAGATAAACAACGCTTAGAGTTGATCGGAAATGTTTACCAACGATTGAATTACGATATCGTTTACGATGGTCCTGGTCGTTTGATCTTTTGGATGAAAGATAACTTCCTGAATGGTGGAGATATCGATGTATCGGCTAATGAGATATTAGATCAGTCTAATGCTACGAAAGACTTACGAGCCGAGAGAGCTAGAGAAGAAGTCAAAAAACTAGCTCAGGAAATCAAAAACTCAAGTTCAGACAACGTTATCTTGGGAAGTTCTTATTTTGAGAACAAATTCGATCACATTCCACGTGTAACCAAGGCAACGGAGTTCCTAGAATATCTTCAAATGAAAGAGGGTTCAATCCTTGCGCAGTGTATCGGAATGACACCTGAATTGATTGGACTTGGAGATGTTTCAGGAAACGTTTCGATGGAAAAGATTATTGACAATGCAATGGTAAATATCATCATTCCAACGAGAGAGGGAATCGCAACACAGTTTTCTCCGTTGTTATCCGAGAAACTTGGACTTCCTAAAGTCTACTTCGATAAATATGAAGCAAGATACAACGTGGATAGATCAAGTGAATCATATAAATATTCATTGGCAGTCAATTCTTTGATTCAGGCTTACCAATCCTCAGTGGAAGAAGGTAACACGATTCCAACCGATATTCAGAATCAGATCATGGAATCCTTAAAGACATTGACAGACCATATTATAAAAATTTCTTAGGAGGCAAAAACATGAGTATTTTAGAAAGCATCATGCAGGAAGCCGATGTAAAACCAATTTCCAATGTAAACGGAAGAGATGTTTATACATTTGCCGATGCAGTCAAGGTCAATAACAAAGAGAGAGCTGAGGAAATTCTCGAAGGTAAAGTTGACTTTGGAAATCGAGTAACAAGAGAGGGTGGATTGTGTTATGCAAGAACACAGTGTCATGCAGTTGCAATCAATCCTGATAACTATTTCTTAAATCGCTATCGCAAAATTAAAAAAGACGAAAAAACAACGATTTATGAAGTTGTTACAGACTATCGAGCTATCAAAGAACAGTCTACTGGACGAGTTTATACGAACAACATCGTTGTTGAAATTGTCGAGAATTCAAAAACTGGTTTGAAATACATGGGCAAGAAAACAATTTCAGACCAAGAATTTATCAACAGTTTCAAGAGTAGCTTAAGCCATGAAGCACTGGCTAAGATAGCAAATGTAATCCTAATGGCTCAAAAGGGGCAAACAGAGCCAACGGGAGATTCCTTGGATTTCTAATATCCAATTAAAAATTGAATATAAAGAGGCAATATAGAGGGCTAAGAGTATTTAGGCATTAACGTTTTTCACGTTTATTGCATAGATAAAGGCTCAATATATTGCCTTTTTTTGTTGATTGAAAGGAGAAAACATGGCAACTAACAAAAGAACATTCGATGTAAAAATCACTTTAAAACCTGAAGTTTCAGCACAGGAAGATACTGTTTCCACAACTTCTGAAGTTATTACATTGGAAGATGAGCAAGCTCAAAACTTTTGGGCAATGTACCAATCTTATTTGAATGGACAAGGAGACGCTATCGGTTTCACGTATTATGACAAAACGAACATGGAAAAACCAACTCCAACGGCTACGGATGTTATGGCTCGCACGATTTTGTTTGAAAACGTTAAATCGGTTGAACGATTGGCTACACAGACAACATCCACTACTGATTATGATTGCAAAGATTTAGAGCTTTGCTAGAGATGGACAAACAAAAAGAAGTTAAGTGGTTTACCACTGAAAAGGAAAGACTTGCATATCTGAGAGGACAAAACAAAGAGTACAAATTAAAACCAGTAGAGAAGAAGGCAAAACGTGGCACAAGCAAAAAAGATAGCAACGTTTAAACTTCACGATGCAATCAAAGAACGTACTCAAGTGGATGTAGTCTATCGTGAAAAAGGAATTACAAAATATTCCTATATTGTCCTTGATCCAGGTGTGGAATATGAGCTTCCTGAAGACGAATTGTTCCAAAAATCAATTCGAGGTTGCGTGTTTAAAAAGCTTTATTCAAAAGCGATGGAAGATTCGCTTAAGGCAAATAATATTCCATACAAAGTTGAATTATGTAAGCAGTGTGGAGGGCGAGTTAAAAAACTTGCCTACAATCCGTTGGAGGTGATCGAGTAATGCCAGTACCAACTATTGTAAAAAACATTCAAAAAAGTTTGGATGTTCGTAAAAAAGCAAAGCAGAACATCGATGAATCCATCAACCTAGAATCACTAAATGAAAAGAACGTGATGTTATCCGTTACAAATTCTGCGTTCCTAGAGGACAAGCCAACACGCTTGTTAAACGAGGGGGCAATTATGTATGAGGGTGGCGAAGATGTCCGTCTATTTATCGAAAAAGGGGCGATACAGAAGTTTTATAACAATCTCCCTGATGATTATGTAGGATATATCTCTTTGGCACATATTCACTTATTCTCTTTGCCATTAAATCTAGGAACTTGGACAAAACAAGACCTAGAAATCGTGGATTTGGAAGACGGAAGACAAGCGTTGAATGTACGTGCTCATTTAAATGATTCACTGCATATCGTACAAGATTTAAAAAATCAGGAAATCCCATTGTCCGTCAGTGTTGAAATGGCAACAAGGATGGATTGGAGAAAGTCATTTGCACTTGGCTTTCCTTGCATACAAGAAATCGATATTCAAGGATTCTCCGTTGTTGGAAATCCTGCCAATGTCGACAGTACAAACGTAAATCTAACCATAGAAGGAGAAGATGAAATGAATTTAAAAGATTTGTTATCAGGTAAAAAAGAAGATATTCAGCCAAAAGAAGATTTGAATACTGAAAAACCTGAAGAAAAAGAAGTTACGGAAGAAAAAATCGAATTATCTAGCGATCAGTTAACAATTCTTGAAAGTTTCATGGAGAAATTCGAGACTTTGGAAAACGAAAACAAGGAATTGAAAGAAAAGATTGCAGAATTACAAGCAAAAGAAACAAAAGTAGACGACAAAAAAGAGGCAGAAAAAGAGGAGAAATTAAATTCACAGGTTGAAGATGTTCTAAGTCGTTTAGAAAAACTAATGAACGGAACAGAAACTTCTAAAAAGGAAGAACCAACTGTAAATCCTGAATTTGGATTTTTAGGAAGTCTTGAACCTAAGAAAGGAGATAAATAATGCCTACATTCGCAACAAGTGTTTTAGAAAACAATTCAGTTGATATTGTCGATTTCGCTAAACTTAGCAATATTGGAGAAATCGGTATGGCACCTGATTTTTCACAGAATCAGTTAGCAAACGATTTCCAAAATAATTTCCCATTGGTTCAGTGGTTATTGAGTACATCTCGTAGCCGTCAGATTCAGACTGCATTTAACAATGGGTCTGCACAGATTCATCGTGATTCTTCAGGTGAATTAAATATCGTGCTTCCTTGGGAAGTTGGAACTACATTGCCTGAAGATACTCAAAATGAATGTTGCTGGACACCACTTGATTTAGCTAAATGTGGTTCAGAAGTTCCATTAAAGCTATTGTGTTTGAAAGATTGCGACAAAATCTTAGAAAACTTTGTATGGAGCAAAAAACGTTTTGGATCAAATGATTTAACTGGTTATTTTGCTCGTCAGGGTGAAACAGTAAAACAAGCTCGTGATCGTATGGCACGCTTAAGCATGGTTTACTTCACTTCTTACAACATTATCAATGGTACTTCTGCAACTGGTACTTCTGTATTGAAACCATTCCACGGATTGTTGGAAGTTGTAGAAGATAAAACAGTTATCAAAATCTTAGGACAGAATATCTTGGCAGCTTTTGATTCACTAGGTTGTCGTTTAGCCGTAATGAGTGGTGCAAATACTGGTGAAATTGTTTTCGCAGTTCACCCATTAACATATATGGCTATCAAAGAAGTTATCGTTCCAGGTAAATTCAATGGCGAACTTCCTGCAAACTGGACGAAAGATGCAAATGGAAACGTTCGTTTTATGGGTTATCGATTCATTGAAGATAAGACAGTTCCAGTAGATGTAGCTAAGGGAACTGGTGATGTATGGATGTTAGACGGAAGAAGTGTTGGTGGAATCATGGGTACAACATTATCACCAAGTGAAGATTTCATCCGTAGAACAATCTCTACAACTGATACACCATCTGATGGATGTGCTACTGAATGTACGTTCTACTACAACTTTGGTGCAGTATTTGGAACAAACCCTAACCGATTAGCCGTTATCACAGACATTCCATTAAGTGCAACTTGTATGGGTTCTACTTTGGATGGTTTGGATGCTCTGATTAAACCTCAGACAATCGTTCCAATTAACATTGCAACTGAATAATGTTTGAAACAATCTACGAACAACTACAAACAAGTTGCGATTGCATCCGACAATCTGATAAAAACGATGATTCGTTTAAAAAGAATGTCATGCAATTGGTCGATTTAATCAGTTCTATAACGTGTTGGAAAAACAGTTCATGCGAGACTTTCCTCTCTAGTGATAGGGAGGAGGTCTTCGATGTGGATTTCATCCGTTCTTGTCATTGCGATGGTGGATTGATGATTACCAATCTTTACTATAAAGAAATCAAATCTGAAACAATCCAAATTATTCTACAAACACGAGACGGAATCCATTTTGAAGAGATAGAGCTTGCAGACGAGGATTTCTCGTTCAATGCGTACGAAAATAAGCTATATATCGACTTATCGCCTTATGGTATCAACGATATTTGTAGTTGTAAGAAACTGCATAAAATCATTGTTCGTTACACGGCAGGATATGAACTTTTACCTCAGTGTCTTGTTCCAGTGTTCTGTGATTACCTGCAACATCTCATTGCATACAACCAATGTGATTGTAACTGTGATACTTGCGAGGATGAAACAGAAAATAAAGCACCAGTTGAACCTGATACGATAGAAGAATATATCCAACGAACATTGTTGATTGCATACCAAAGACAATTGGAAACAATTTCCCTTTGTGGAAGAAGTTATAGATTTTTAGGGATGGTTGTATGATTGTTAAGTTTTTAGGCGAAAAAGGCGAACGAAAAAAAACTGGATGTCCAGTTTGTGGTACAAGAATTCGAGTTTCCAACACTATTTCATATACAAAAAGAATGATTCTTCCAAGTGGCAGAGTTATGGTATTCGTTTTAAATCGAGAATATGAAGTCAACGAAAAGGAAGGACAATTCTTATTAGATTATCATTACACGTACAACAATGAGGAGATACATCCTTTTGTCAAACGAGACTGATTTGCTTAAGGCTTGCATCGATGCAGTTCAAGGACAGTTCGATGATCTAGCCGAACAGTTCAAAGAGACTATGGGAAATGAAATCCATAGCAAAGAGGGAACGTTAAAAAGTTGTATGTGTAAAGAAAAGATATCCGATACAAGGTATTTCGTTGGTATAGATGGAGATGAACTAAAAAGAAAATCAAAAAATCATACCGATTATTCCTATTGGTATTGGAAAGGAAGAAAAGAAGTACGTCCAAAAAGAAAAAAAGCCCTGCATTGGGTGGAAGATGAAAAGGATGTATTTGCAAAAAAGGCAAAAGCAACGAGTGGAGACCCATTCGTAGAAAGGGCAATACAAAAATTCAAATAAAGGAGAAAAGTATGGCTATCAAAAAAACAATTAAGAAAACCGATGTTAACGCTTTTATCCAACGTAAGTTGTCCGTTTTGAATGCACATGGTGGTTACAAAGCAGAAAAAGCCATGACACGTGTTATTGCAAAGAATAAAGGAGGACAAGCCTAATGTCAAAGTGTAACATCAATCGAATCGTAGCAAATAAAGTTGGTTATAACAAGCTAGATAAAACGACTGCAGAAGTTACCTTTAACTTAAGCCGTGATATTGATTCTTGTGTAAAAATCAATACAAAAAACTATGTTGAATATGTAGGTTCTACTGCACCAGTTTATTCACGTTTGGCAGTTCCTCAGGATATGATTAACGTTTGTGAATCCTTTGGATGTAAAAACTCAGGAACATTGATGATTAGCACAAACAATACTGGTTCAGATTCTAACTACACACATACGGCTAGTGCAACATTCGCAAAATCAACAAACGCTATCTTATTTTCTGCAGGTGTTATGTTCATGTATATCGACTTTCCAGTCGCAGGAAATTATGAATTAGCCGTAACTATCGCAGATATCAAAGACAGTACAATGACAAATGCCGATGTTTATAAACAGACTGTATCTGTTAAACATGAGGGTTATCAACCAATTACTGTTGACTTGGCAAAAGCTCCTGAAGAAACAGAGGGAGAGGGATGGACTGCAACTACTCAGGGTATCCGTGTAAAAGTTGAAGTTTCTTCAACAAGTGCAGAAGAAACAGGATATATGGTAGGTATGTCTTCAATCTCATTCTTTGAAGATATTGACGATTTAGCAAATAACGAAGTTATCAAACTTGGATGCTTAACAGGTATCGAAGGAGATGACACAATCGATGCATTAGAGGAAATGTGTTTAGGGGCTAAATACGACACTTCAACAACGACTGTTGAACGTACAATCACTGCTTCTACATGGACACCAAACGTTCTTATGCTAAACCCATTGATGCAGAGAACAGAAAAAACGGAAGGTTACTACATCGCAACAATTGAAGCAACAGTTAACACTTCTACAGACCATGAGGGATATGGAGAAGTACAACTTGCCGATGCATACATTGAAAAATGTGGTTTCACTTACGCTTCATTAGCCGATGCTTGTAACGTAAATGATGCAATCTTAACTCGCATTGAACACCCTAATTTGATGAATTTGGATGAAAGACAGTTCCAAGTTGTGAACTCAAAACTAAATCCAAATGTAGATTTCGAGGGTTCATATCTATATTTCAATAAAGAATTAGTTGGTAAGACAGTAATTATCTCTTATCCTCGTGCTTCTGAAGTTGAATCATTCGTAGCAACAGAAAACGGAATCAACGAAAGACGAGTTCAGATGTCTTACTCAAAAGTTCAATCTGATGGTGTATTTGAAGTACACGAATATCCAAACGTATTAATTACTTCATTCCCACAGACAATCAATAACAGTGATAGCGAATTCTCATTCACAGTCAGTGTACAACGTGATGTGGATGGAAGCTTCTTCCATGTTATGAAACACAATCGTGCAGGCGAATACCTGTAAACCGATACAAACTAAGGAGGCAATATAATGGACAAATTTACAATCAATGATTGGTTAGATATTAATAAAAGTCTTGAAAAAGCGAGAGAGGATGATACACCTCATGCCGTTTTAAATAACGGCAATCTCGCAGTCGTAGGCGATGCAAATAAAACGGAAGTCAAAAAGGTTGATTACCAAATTAAGTTTCGATTTGAAGAAGGAGAACTTCAAGCGTACCCAAAAAACGCTAAAAAAGTAGGTAAATACATCATGTTTACCATCGATTTTGAAGATATTCACATCAATCCTAGAAAAGATATGTTACTTGTCGAATCGGCTTTAGGCATTTATCCGATTATCACGGCTCTAACAAATGTTGTAGACACTCGTAATAGTCAGATTGAAGAAATGCTTAAACAAGTAGGTGCAGAGTATACAAAGGATGATGATGGACAGATTACTCTTTCTCAACCAAATAAACAGTTAGAAGATGAAATTGAAGTCATGAAAGCGCAGGCAAACATTGAAATGATTCATGTTTACAATCAGGCAGGAGAACAAGGTCAACAAGCTATCTATGATTTCGTAAAAACATTACTGAATATCGATGATGTTTTAGCAGACCATATGTTACCTGGTTCTGTGTTAAATGCGTTATACGCAACAATCGTCAACAACCCTGAAATCTTCAACGAAACAGAAACAGTTTTTGGATATTAACAGAAAAGGAGAGTGGTAATCAAACCGATAACCGAAAAACCTACGATGCAGACTTGAATATCTACTCTTTTATGGCTCATTATGTTGCCAAAATATTGAAAATTCGCCCCAATGATATTCTTGATCGTTGGGGTGTTTCTGAATTATTAGTTGCATACGGAATATATCGAAACGAGGCACAAGAAAAAGCATACTCAGAAATTGAGAGCTATAACCGAACGGCTAAAAAGAAAATACCAAGGGTCAATAGGTATGCCGTGAAATTCTATTCAAGAAAAGAATTGGAGGAAGAAAATGTCTCAACCTAGAGTCGGTGCAGAACTGATATTAGATACGAAAACTGCTCAACAACAGATAAAAGCTCTAAACAAACAAAAAGTACAGGTTGACCTCCAAGCCAAGAATCTAACAAAAGTTAAGTCGGATATCACAAAACTAGATTCTCAGTTAAAGGAATTAAACAATCGAAAGATTACTTTGGAATCCGATGCACAGTCTTTTCAAAGAATCAAAAGTCAGATTGAAGAAATTGATCGTGCTTTAGCAAATATCCGTAATCAAAAGACTCAGATACGTTATTCAGATATTTTATCAGACGATGTAAAAAACACTTGGGTATCTCAATTAACGAAACAATCATCTTTATTGCAAGGACAGAAAGCAGTTCTTACGCAAGATAAACGAGAGCTTCAGGATGTTTACAACGAATACAAAAAAATCAGTAAGCAAATCGATGCTTTAAATAAAAAGAAACTCGATTTACAAGCCGATTTTGGCGATGCAGATAAAATCCAAAAGGAACTGGATGAATTAACAAGGAAGTCTGCACAACTTGAAAGCGATAGGATAGACCTTGAGTTAAGACTAGAAGATTATCAACAAGTCATGTCGCAATTGAATAACATTGCGAGTGTAGCACAAAGAATTCAAAAATTTGGAAACAGTATGAGTAAGATTGGTAGTTCAATGACCAATCTAGCAAGCAACTTTTCTAATAATCCATTAGGTAGTATAGGACATTTCTTAGTTCAAGGTATTGGATATAGTGCATTGTATCGCATGACGAGTGGGTTTATGAATGCGATTGAAACATCGTTCTCAGGTGCTATTAATCGTATGGACACGATTGCCAACTCAAGACGAACATTTGAAGCTATGAACTTTGACACAAGCGTAGTCGATGCTTCAATGGACGATTTGGAAAATCGTATTTTAGGACTTCCTACAACATTGAACGATGCCATGCAGTCAGTTACCATGATTAGTTCAATCACTGGTGATTTGCCTGAAGCAGTACGTATCTTTGATGCATTGAATAACTCAGTTATTGCCTTTGGAGGTTCACAAGAACAAGCCAACAGAGCGATTACGCAGTTCTCGCAAGCAATGGGTACTGGTAAATTAGATGCTCGTACTTACTTGTCATTAACCGATGCAGGTATGTCTCCTGCGTTAGCTCAGGTAGCCGAAATGCTAGGTTACTCATCTGAAAACATGGGTGAATTTAAAACGGCACTTGGTGAGGGTGAAATCTCAATCGAACAGTTTACGGATGCATTGATTGAGTTGAACGAAAATGGCAATGCTACGATGCGTGCCTTAAATGAATTAGCTAAGGAAAACGCACTAAAAAGTATCGGTTCATCTTTGACAGTTGCACAGACACAGATCGAAAAAGGATGGGCTTCAATCATTCAGTCTATCAACGATACTGTGGAATCTTTAGGGTATGGAAGTATTCCTGAGAATATCGCTAAATTTGGTAATTTCATGCGTGATTCCATGTATGGAGTTTCTAATTTTATCAACGAAAATCGAGAGCCAATCGGTGAATTCCTAGACTTTATCATAGATAAATTCAATGCAGTTCAAAACGAATTGTCAAAATTTGATTTTGGTGATTTCACAGACGGATTGAAAGACTTTAAACCAGTTCTTGAGGGTGTCGTGGACTTAGTAAAAGAAGTTTATGATGCATTCAAAGGATTCGCTAGTTTTGTTGGTGGTGGTGATATATCACGTGGTTTAGGAAGATTAGCAGGTGGATATATCACGTTAGCCTATGGATTAAGAGTTTTAGGTGGAGTTCTTTCCTTTGGTGGTGGAACAATTAGCAAAGTAGCTCAACTAGCAGAATGGTTTGGTTCTAAAGGTAAATTCGCAAACTTTACTAAGAAAGGTTCTTCACTGTTCTCTATCTTCCAAAACAGTAATAAAAACAAATCCGTTACAGATTCTCTAGGTAAGGCAACCACTACTTTTGATAAAGGTGCATTCTATACAAAACTAGGAAATCAGGCTCAACTTGCATTGATGGCAGGAAACATGATGTTGTATGTCGAAGCTATCAATCAATTGAATAATAAGATTCCTGATGATTTGAGCAAGTTGATTCCTAAACTCGCTACTCTAGGAGCAACGATGGGTGCAATGATTGGTGTTACCAAAATCATGAGTAACATGTCAAAGACAGTTGATTTCAAAACACAATTGACTGGAATTGTTTCTTTGATAGGTGCAGGAGGAGCTTTATATGTGCTTGCAGAAGCCATTGGAGAAGTGAATAAGAAAGTGCCTGATGATATAGGAAACTTTGCATCCAAAATGGCAAATATGGCAATCGCTATAGGTGGTATAGGGATTGTAGTAGGTGCATTAGGTGGCTTGGCTAGTTTGGGCAATGGACTTGGTGGTATCATCATGGTTCTTGGTGGAATATTCACCTTAGGATTGGCAGGTATTCTTTATACTGTTAGTCAATCTATTTCTGCAATGGCAGACAGTGTCATGGATATAGGTACTGCTCTTGAAAAGTTTGGAAATATAGAAATCGATTCCAAAGGTGTATCGAAGAACATGAAAACAGTTACCGATGCACTCGATGATTTAACTGGTTGGTCAGGTGGATTCTTTGGAGCGATTGGAAAGTTGGCAACACAAAAAATTGATGAAGGTAACATTGCACAAGCAAGTTCTAACTTGAATCAGTTACTAGATGTTGTAAAAGCACTTGAGGGAATTCAAGAAGTTGGAACATTGGATGGAGATTCAATCGAAAAGAACCTGAAAGCCGTTAAGGAAATCTTGCAGGCTTTACAGTCAGTCATGCCTTTACCAACAGTCAATATTGAAAATATGAATACGGATAATGTAACTTCCATTGCCGAAAATATAGATGCTTTATCACAGTTAACAGATAAACTCAGTGCATTTGGATCAAAAGAAATTCCTGATATCGATGTCGAAAACCTTACAACCACGATTACAAAAGTATCTACTGTCTTAGAACAGTTGAAAGATGTTCAATTTCCTGATGTTAGATTAGGAACTTCTTTAACATCTGAGAATGCCGAAAACATAATCGGTGTCTTAGACAACTTGTTACAGATTTTCCCTAAAGTCAATGAGCTTATTAAGGTAGCAACTGAAAATCCAATCAATGTAGAAGATTTTGGCAGTGCTATCAAGAGCATTTCTGATTTGTTAGGTAAAATCAATGAAGATTTAATGCCAAGTGGTGAAACACGTGTTGGCTACAATATGGAAAACTTCATGAGTGCAGATACAATTCAGAATGTTATCGATGCACTGAATGGAATGATTAATTTGGTTACAACTTGCAAATCCTTGATGGATACATTCGCAAATATGGATGTAGACTTCAAAACATTGAGAATGAATATTAATTCGATGTTAACTGCATTAGGTGGAACAGTCAGTGGTTATGGAGCAGTTGAAATTGACACAGAAAAACTAGCTCAGTTGGAAGAAGTTGTAGATACGTTTAGCACCATCGTGAGCAAAATGCAATCTATCGGTCAATCTCAAATCAACTTTGAAACCATAAACAGTATCATTTCACAGATTGGTACAGTCATTACAAATCTTGCTAATCTATCCAGTGTAGAAAATGCACAGAATGTTACTGCTCAGGTCGATGCCTTGATAGCTAAATTCCAAGAATTATTAACGAGATTGCAGGGCATGGATGAACAGTTCTTAACTGTTGGTACAACTTGGGGAAATTCCTTGTATACAGGTTTTGAAGAAGCCGATGTAACAGGACAATGTGTAGCTTATATCGATTCCATGATTGCCGAGTTAGGCAAGAAAGACTTCACACCAGTTGGTACACAGTACGGAAATCAGGTTGTCAGTGGATTTAGAACGGCAGTAGCAAGTCTTCCAAGTGCAATGTCGACTGCGATTTCAGGTTTAAATGCGTACGCTTCAAGGTTCTCAAGTGCAGGTGCGAATTTAGGAAATTCCTTTGCAAATGCATTCAACAATGCAGTATCGAACTTGGAAACACCAAACATCAACGTAGAACGTGATTCACGAGGTGGCGAAGTTCCAACTGGATATTTTGCTAAAGGTGGATTTGCAAGAAGAGGAACAGATACTATTCCTGCTATGTTGACACCTGGAGAGTTCGTGGTGCGAAGAAATGCAGTAAAAGGTATTGGAGTGTCCTTCTTGAAAAAAATCAACGATATGGACTTCAAAGGTGCTTTCAAAGGCTTGATGTCATCGCAAGGAAATAATTCGATGCAAGCGACTTACAACCACATTGTGAACAATACTTCTAACTACAACTACGGAGATAGAAGTATCACGATCAATGGTGGCAACGAACGCAAGCAACGATTAAAAGCAAATAGATTTATGAAAGGATTGGCATATTAAAATGTTTGGAAACTGTGAAAACTTTAACCCTGTAAGACAATATGTTCAATTCAATGATTTGGTCTTTGATTCTACAGATGTGATTAGTGAAGCGAGTTACAAACAAAGCACAAAGACCGAAACAGAAGAGTATTCCTATGGTCATGGTAGCTATGTAAATTTCAAGTCCTCCCAACAGTTTTTAACTGAGGGAGACTTGAGCATGACCATTAACATTGACTATCGAAAATATAGAAGAGAAGAGAGGAAATACCTCAAAGATTTTATCAAGCTAAACTTGATTAAAGCTGGTCGCATATGGGCAATTGAAGATAACAAGATTCTATGGGCATATGCCTATGTAACAGACTTCTCAGACGATTACTACAAGTTCAAAGGACATATATCCTTTGATATAGAGTTGAAGCTCTATGAGGGAGTATGGCACATTGCAGACCCTAGAAGAACGTATCTAATTCCATACAGTACGTGTAACTTCCTAGAGTGCTATGACTTTAGAGACGATACAAATTGTGGCGATTGTTGTGTGAACTGCGTAAAGCCAATGGAAGAAGATTGTGCATCTTGTCTATGCCATTGCGATGATTTGGTAAAAGAAAATTCTTTATGTGTAGTCGGTCGAAATATCTTAGATGAATTCATGCGTTGTGGAAAATCATTCTTGCTTGTATATGACTGCAAGCGTTCAGAAGAATTCTTTGGCGAGGATTCATACGGAAAGAAAATCTATAAAGCCGATGTATGTAAATCAACGATAGCAGGACAGTTCTATTCAGGAACTATCTTAGACACAACGAATATTGATATTCGTATCGAGGGTAAATTTCAAAACCCTGAAATTAGTATTAACGGAAATCGCATCCGTTTGATAGGTGATTATGACGGAACAATCACGATAGATAGAAGTGGCTCAGTCATGTATTCAAAAGGCGATTGTTGCCCATTTGAAGAAGTGGATTTGAATAATGTAGAAATATTGGATGATTTCCTATTCACTGTAAAACATGGCATGAATAACGCAATCGTAAAGAATTCATGTTGTGAAATGGCGAGCATTTATATCTATGCAGATGAAATAACGTACTAGAAAGGAATGTGTATGGCAGAAGAATATTGTTCACCTTGTATAAAACTACAAGAAGAAAGTGCAGAATTCTATGAAAATGGTGTAACCGATGCAGTCTGCAATTCATTAGGTGATAACACTGGATTCAATCCTGAAAGTGGAAATAACACTTGTGATGATCTAAAGACTGCAAACGACTGTTTGATATTAGGAAATATCGAAGAGTTACCTGCATATGATGTCTGCAAATGGAAAGAGTTCATGGAACAGTTTTTACCCAATCAGTACAACATGAACGAAGCTATCATTTGTGCTATCTGTGGACTTTGGAATAGTTTGCAGAATATGTTGCTTATGAATTTGGCTATCAATGCAAAATATGAGATTCGACAAGAGACAAGAGGGTTATCTGTTTCTGTCGCTCGTAACGGAGATTGGGTATTCAGATATTCTGATTGGAATAACCTTGAAGAAACTGAAAAAGTAGGAGATGGAGTTGTTACTGGAAAAGCCGATTTCTGTATGTCGGTTGGCGAAAATAAACAAATTTCATGGCATATACGTAGTGTAACTGTCAGTACGTTCACATATACGGCAACAAGTGTTGTTCCTGCATCTAGACCAAGTATTACAATTCGTGTTCCAAATTCTAGTGGAGAGGTCATCTATCAACGAGAAAGTGTACAAGGAAATATCTCAGAAGCTATCAATCGTACAGTGGACTTGAATTTATCAGGAACATTGGGAACAGGTCAGAGTACAGATTGGATTCAGTTCTTATCTATCTACAATGACTGGGTAGTGGATGATGAAACAAACTTATACGTTCAATTCCAAAACAATAACGTGGATAACGTTCCAACGTGCTAGGAGGTAGCTTATGGCAGTTGTAGATAAAGATATATGTAAGGCTTGCGAGGACTTACAAGCCTATGCACCTGAATTTGTTATAAAAGGTGTAACAGATACGATGTGTGCAAATCTAGAAGCCAATCAAGGATTGATGAACAAAGGCAGAAAGAATTGCACAGATATTCATAACGCTATTGATTGTTTGATTGGTGGAATGGCAGAAAAAGCACAATCCTATGATCCTTGCAAACCAAATCAACCAATTGAAGATTTAGCAAAAAATGTTATGCACGTAATGGATATGTTGGCTTGTTCAGATTGTGGACAGTGGGAACAAATCCAATTGATTTGGGAAGAAATTCAAAAGATATGGGATGCTATTCACGATTTAGAAAATGCTTTAGGCGATGCAAACATAAACATCAGCAAGATTCAGAATGCATTGATTAAACTTCTTACAAACATGAGAAACGCAGGATATTGGGAATCTTCAGGAGATATCTTAGACGGAAATGTGAAATCAGGAGTTGGAGTAGCTTATGGAACGATGAATCACTTTGGTGGTACTGCCGATGGAAACTCATATATCCGTACAAATACAGGACAAACAGAAAACGATACTGTTGGAGGTATCTAATGGCATGGAACACATTTTGGGGTGCATATGATAATACAGGTCCATTTTCAAATGTTGTGCTAGGTGGAGACCCTGGTGCAACTGGACCATTTGGCATTCCTTTAACAGATGCTCATAATGCAGGATTTGGACAAGGGATTGAGTTTACGGATAATGGAAACTATGGAGTTACTTTTAAACTGAATTTAGTTGGATATGCAGTAAATGATTCGCAACAGTATGTTCCAAACTTACACTATATTCCTTTTGGTGGAACATACGATTATATACTGATTGTTTCAACTTCAAACAATAATCAGGCTTCTTGGAATCAGATTTTCAACGCTAAGATTTTTTCTCATCCTGGAGGGGCAAACCTATGCTACGGAGCAAATTGGCACGTAATCGCACAGTCTAGTCAATGGTCAGGATTTTTCCAATTACCAACCGATACAACACACGTAAAGATTGAGCTACGAGGTGAGGATGCAACTTTACCACATGAAAATATATATTCCATTCAACAGATTATTCCTGAATTTAAGCCTTGGGCAATTCGTAAAGCAAAACAATGGAATTCTTTAAATAGACCAAGTGGATTCTTCCATATTCGTAAATCAGGACAATGGGAAGATAAATCAATCATGAGTGGCAATGAAACAGGACAAGTCAATCAAGGAACATCGAGGATAAGAAAAAATAACAACTGGGTTGGACAAGGAAAGGTAGGTAACTAATGATACCTTATTTTGAAATCCTAGAATTTGGCAATGTAAAGAAACGTTTTCAATTATCCTTATCAAATATATCTATGTCTAACGAAATGATGTCTACACCTACGATAGACATTGATGGAGTAGCCGAATTACTTCCTTATTTGAGAGGGAGAAAAGAAATTCGTATTTATACAGAAAATGCCATCTTCTATTCCAATACACAGTCTGTAAACGTGAACACAAATAATGGTGTATTAAGTATTTCTTGTTCTCATGTCATCAAGGAATGGGAATACAGACAAGTGCCTACAAACTATGCCACGAAAGATAAGACGATACCTCAAATCTATGAAGATGACGAGATGAAATATTCAAATGAATGGATTATGAGCTTTGATGAAAAAGCATCTCAAGAAGTTATTGACTATGTGTATTCAAGGCAGGATAAACTCAGTGCCTTAACAAGAACGTGTGAATTGACACCTGATTTATTTTGGCGAGTTCCTTTAACTAAGGATAAACGAATTGAAGTAGGTGTTTTTGGAGAGAAGAAAAATTACACTGTTTCTTTAAGACCAAGTGGAAAAACCAATATCCATATCTTAGAAGAACCTGAAATCAACGAGGATTGGTCGAACGTTATCAACTTAGCAACAGTGTATGCGAATAAATCAGACAGTGGAATGTCCTCGTTATCTTTGAGAGAGGTATATAACGATACATCCTTACAAGACCCTAACTTTCCAGTTGTGATTATTCGTAACAATATCAATAACGAACGTGATTATAACTATATCGATTATCCAAAACTGGCACCAAACAACCAATTGGAATATGCAGTTATCGATACAGAATCCGTTGCAATGGAAAGTGGATTGTTTATTGAGGGAACGTTTGCTTTTGACGATTTAAACCCTTTCTCATTGGAAGAAGATGTAGAAGATGAAGAAGAACCAGTAGGAAGTGGAAATTGGTCTCCTCAAGCTTTCATAGATGAGTATAATGGACAATCTATCGATATGGATGGAGTTCCACCTGAACAACCTTATCAATGTGTTGATACATTCAAAAAGTGCCTTGAAATCATTGGTTATCCAAATCCATCTAGAGCCATTGGTGGAGATGGATATGCATGGAATATTTGGTTTAATAGACAATCACTAGGATATGATGCGTATTTTGATTATCCAAGTACACCTCAGTTTGGAGATTGGGCAGTCTTTAATAAAGCTGGAGATACACCTTATTCTCACGTAGCTATGTTTGTTTCTGATAACGGAAATGGTACTGCACAGTTCTTTGGACAGAATCAACCTCAACCATATTGCACAGTTACTTCTATATCGACTGCAAATATCTTAGGTTGGTTGCGTGTAAAACCTGAATTTTGGCAAGGAACATACAATCCTGAATCAGGGAATGGTGTAAAGAACATTACCGATGAGGACAGAATCAAATGTGCCAAGGCAGTGTACGATGCTACGATCAAAAAACTAATCTATGCTCGTAGAAAATATCAAATCACTGTGCATACCGAAGAATTACCTAGTGATATCAATGTAGGCGATAAAGTCCGTTTTATTTACGATATGAAGAAATTCCATATTGAGGAATGCTCAAACTATATGCGTAAGCTCATAGAAGAAAATGATTGGTATTACATCGTAAAAATGGAACGAAACATCAATTCCGATGGAACAACCACTGGAGAACTTACCCTTGAGAAGTTCTTACGAGTTGATAGAGAGGGGAAACAAGAATCATGATGGATGAATATAGCAGAGCCATAAATATCCTTGCAGAGAACGTATACGAGCTTAAACAGAAGCAACGATACAGTTCTGTACAACGTAGAAATCAAAGTGTAGATATGTACGGATATGAATTGACTGGTCATGGTTCTGCAAGCAGTCCAGCCACGCTTGGTATCAGTGTTTCCCAAGACTTGATTTATTACAACCGATACGAGTTTCAAATCGTTATCGAAAATGCAAGTGCAACTTCTTTTCAGATTCTGATTGATGGAATCGATTTAACACCTTATTTCCAATCTCAGTTTAATGGAGCTTGGATTACTGGAAATGGTGTTTATCCAAACAAAGGAACTGCACATTATGATGTACTTCTTGCAACTGGATATATGAACGAATCCGAAAGAAACCAAATTTTAGAACCTGGTTATAAAGAAGTGCAAGTGGTAGGCAATGGAGATTTTGATGTGAAGATTATCAACTATATGAAGTATTCACATTGCAATCGATAGTTTGCGAAAACTCACTATTTTAAAATCCATTATATAATTTTATTGTAGGAAAAACGCATATGAACAGACTTGAAAAAATGGAACTTCACTTGAAAAATCATCCTAACGATTATCAAACTGCAATCGCTTTTTTGAAGTATCGTAGCAAGGAATTTGACAAGGAAAGAAAACATAAACAAGACCAAATGCGAAAAGATATAGCCATGTATAAAAGGAGGCTTAAAAGTGCAGAATAAACACTCTAGCGACAGTATAGCCGAAGATTTGATACGTGCTTTCACACAAGTAGGAAATACCGAATTACATACGAAAACACTACTAGAAAAGCGTGTATCTGAGATAGAAAATGGCATGATTGAGGATGAACAAATTTCTGATCAAATGGAAATCATCAATGAGCTTAAAGAAGATTTAGAAGCACAAGCTCAGACACGTAGAGAACTCATGCTTTATTTGTACAGGCTTTATGGAGAAAAAGGCAATAAGGAATATTGGTGTGTGATAAAACACTTGTCATACGCTATGTATACAACCTTTGAAGCATATCAAGCGAGCAATACAGACGAAGAATTATTTTCTTTGTATTTACAGATTAACAAAATGTTCATTAAGGCATTATCGCAATTCCTAGGTGTAACAATCACGGAATGCAGTGCTTGTTTTGGCGATATCCTTAAAGCCGAAATGAAAGGAGACGAACAATGAGTCTAAATCCACGAGTATGTAAAAAAAGCTATAAAGTACACATACCTATGATGGGTGAAGCGTGTGAATTTTGGCTTATTACAGTAACGGACGAACAGTCTATTACAAACCCTGATAAAGACCACGCTTATTTAACAGATGATGGAAAATTATTTGTGTTTAACGGAGATTCATTGGTTCGAGTAAATTGCGATATATGTTTTACGCAAGAAGAAAGAGAAAAATTAGAAGGAATTGAAGAGAACGCTAATAATTACACATTGCCTGAAGCAGATTCAAACCATTTAGGTGGAGTTGTCTTAGGCTATACACAAAACGGAAGAAATTATCCAATCACAAAAGACACAAAAGGAAATATTTATGTCAATGTTCCATGGGAAGAATATCAACTTCCAAAAGCAACTGATAATGCTTTAGGTGGTATTAAAACTGGATATAAGCAAAACGGAAAGTTTTACCCCATTAAAACAGATACAGACGGAAATGCATATGTTCAAGTTCCATGGGAAGATACAAACACTGTCTATGAAGTTGTATCAAAAACTTCTAACGGACTTATGCCTATGTTGCCTAGTGACGAAAACGCTAGTAAAAGCTTTTTAAATGGAGACGGAGAATGGGTAGTTGGAACAGATAACTCTATCAATGGCATTACACAAACTGGAAGTACATTCAGTGGCGAAACATCAGATTGTGGTGTACAGATAGTCGAAGTAAAAGGAAAAACCACACAACAAACCACAAACGGATATCAGTTATTTGATGCATCTAAGTTACCAACAAAATCACAAGGTGGAGCTACTGTAACTAACAATGGTGACGGAAGTTTTACTGTTAGTGGTAGTGGTGCGATGACAAGTTCTTTTTTAATCGACTATGTTTATACACATGAAGAAACTGTTAAACTACTAAAAGCGGGAACTTTAACTGCTAATTTTGGTGCATCAACATTACCTTATTTTTATGTTCAATTAGCGAAAGTAACAAATGAGGGAACAGAGTATATATTATCTTTAAACAACAATAATAAACAGACAAATAGCGCTACCATTACCGAAGAGATGATATCTAATCCAAATGTGATTTTAAGAATTTCTATATATGCAAGCGTTGGAACAATCAAAACAGGTACTATAAAACCAATGCTATACCAAGATGGAGACGGAACATGGGAATCATTCACAGGTGGAAAATCAGCACCTAACCCTGATTATCCTATGCCTATTGAGAACGTTGAAATCTCAAAGCTAGTTAGCTATGGAAAAAATATTATTTCAGGTATTCCAAGCGAAATAACCCATGCTAGATGTACGCATGAATATGACAACGTAACAAAAGAATTGACTATTAAAGCAACAGGTAATGATGCATATATAGGTGAAATTTCGTCAAAGGGAAATACTTATAAATCAACAAATGGAACACTATATTTAGTGCCAAAAAATGCTACAAAAGTTTATTTTAGGTCAGAAAATGGTGTTTTAAACTCAATAAACATTACTTTTTATGATGAAGAAAAAATATCACTTGGATTTGCTGGTAGGGATTATACGATTCCTAAAAATACTAAATATGTATCATTTAGAATAGGAGTTAATCCATCAACAAGTGGAACGTCATACACTGATAAAGTTTATGCTTCATTTGATGAAATCAGTGGAGATTACGTTGATGGTAATTATGAAGAAGTCGAAACATCATTAACCCTAGCTCAAGATGATATTTACGAAAACAATGTTATAACAAGAAAAAGGAATAAGATAGTGTTTGATGGAAGTTCAGATGAAAGTTGGAACCAAATAACAAATAATAGATTTGTTATATCCGTCAGTGATGTTAGTTCTAATGGATTTTCTTATGTAATAAGTATTTGCAATCGATTAAAATCAATGCCACAAGAGCAAATATCATCAACTAGCGAATGGGGAGTTATAGCGTGCAATAATGGAGCTATATATGTGCGAATTAATGAAAATGTAACCACCGTTGAACAGTTACGCACATGGCTACAAACTCACAATCTAGTTGTTGAGTACGAACTTGCTACACCAACAACCGAAGAATTTAAAGTACCTACTATTCCTAGTTATGAGCCATACACTGAAATATCAACAAATTCAGTTGTAGACCCTACAATCACTTTCAGACCTTTGCCTTTTACTACTTGTTTAGTTGGAGAAGCAACAGAAGAAGAAAGTGGGTATATGCCTCCGTTAAGTGGAAATTCAAACGAATTTTTAAACGGAAATGGGGAATGGAGTGTTCCAAGTGGATATACTTTGCCTACTGCTTCTTCTACTGTTCTAGGTGGTGTAAAGATTGGTTCAAATATTTCTATCTCAGGAGGGGCTATCAGTATTGACAAGGATAATGTCACAAAGGCACTTGGATATACACCTCCAACGGCAAACACAACCTATGAAAAAGTAGATAAATCGTCTGACGGTCTTTGTCCTAAATTGCCAAATGAAACCACAACCACAAAGTATTTAAGACAGGACGGAGCATGGGCAGTTCCCCCAAATACGACTTATGGAGTTGCTTCCACAAGTGCCAACGGATTGATGAGTTCCAGTGATAAAACAAAACTAACCAATCTGAGAAGAATCTGGAAAGGCACTTCTTCCAGCCCTCCAAGTGGATGGGTTGACGGAGATATTTATGTCCAGTATGAGGAGTAACGTATGGCATACGGAGCAAATCAAGAATTAGGTTGGATTGAAGCTTGGTCAAACGGACATTATCGTGTATCAAATTATGTAGCATATAAACAAGATTCAGAAAACAGAAAACTTGAAATCACCTTGGCAAATCAACAGTGTTGTTCATTAGATAGTTTTCATACATTCCACAATAACGAAGGAGTAAACAACGGATATGGTTGGCAAGTCATGGGAGGACAAGTTGTTGATGTAAATGATGCAGTTAATGTTCCTGCAGGAGGGTGTTGGACACATTCAGGTGATCGATACGCTAATGTTGAAGTTAAATATAACGATGACGGAAGTGTTCCTGATATTCTGATGTCAACACAGTTTATAGCTGGCATAAATCAATCTGATACCCCTGAATTTGACTGGACAACAAAGAATATCAAAAATTTATTTCCAACGATATCTGCAAAACCTGACCCTCCGAAAGCACCAACAAATTTGAAAGCAACGAATATTACTATAAATCAAGCTACATTGACATGGGACGCTATTTCTGGAGCGAGCACTTATATTGTTGCTACTGGTTTAAATACAGACGGAGCACCATTTTATGAATCGTATTCTACTACAAATGAATACTTATTTACTCGATTAGTTGAGAATACCGAATATAAATGGAAAGTAAAAGCCGTTGACTCTTACGGACAACAAGGCGAATATTCATCAGTCGCTACATTTAAAACACTTTCATCACAAGCAAAAGTAAAAGTCAATGTTGGTGGAACTATGAAAACAGGTAAAGTTTTTGTGAATGTAAACGGACAAATGAAAAAAGTCAAAAAGATATATGTCAATGTAAATGGACAAGCAAAGGAGTGTGTATAACATGGAAGATTTTAGTTGTTTAAAAGATTGCGAAAAAACTGAATTTAAGTCTACTCTTGTACCTAAAAAAGATGAACCACTCGACATTACAGTGCAAGTAGACGGAATTGCAGATGCAACAGACATTGGTAAATCGTTGCTAAAAGCAGACAGTCAATCAAAAGCAAGAGAAGTTATTGGTGCTGGAACCAGTAACTTTGACGGCAATTACAATTCTTTGACGAATAAACCGACAATTCCAACAACGGCCACAAAAGACAAAGCTGGTACTGTCAAACAGTGCGTACTTGTTGCAAGTGCAACTGGAGAAACTGTTACAAAAGCCGAATTTGAAGCGTTGTTAACGGCATTAAAGAGCGCTGGCATTATGGCTAATTCATAGTCCTAGATAACGACAATAAACTTATCTTAGAAAGAGGTACTTATGGACATCTTGACAATGATTACTGATTTAATTGAACCAACCACTTTAATTTGTTGCTTATGTGTTGGATATGCAATCAAGCATATTAAGTCGCTAGACGCTTATAGCAACGAATTTATCCCATTGACTATGTTACTATTAGGAGCCGTTGTTTCGTCCATTGTAGCGTATTTCAATGGTGTAGGAGTGACACCAGAGATTATCGTGCAAGGAATGGTAACTGGTATTGCTTCTACTGGTTTACATCAGTTATTCACACGTACAATTCAAGGGTTAAGTGGAGAAACAACAGAGCAGAACTAATTATGAGCGAAGTTGTTTTAGTCGCTTTAATTTCTGGCATTTGTACGGCAATACCAAGTTTGATTGCTACATTTGTTATGAACAACAAAACAATGGAAGTTCTAAAATACAGAATTGAATCTTTAGAGGCAAAGACAGAAAAACATAACAATGTAGTTGAGCGTACTTTTAAATTGGAAGAAGACGTAAAAAACGCACAATATCGTATCAATGATTTAAAAGACGATATTGACTCAATCAGAAACAATTAAATATAGGCAAAGCAAAAGGGCAACTTTTTTTAGTTTGCCCTTTTTTTCGTGCAAGAAAGGAGACTTTATGCAACCGAATAAAACATATGTCGCAAGTGATGGATATGAATATTTTATGTGTCCTATGACAGAGTTTAAGATTACGCAGGTAGAAAATGTTGGAACACATTTAGGTACAAAAGCAGTTGACTTTGCAAGTGGTACTGCAGGATATAGAGCACCTTATTATGCACCTGCCACTGTTAAATGTATTAAGACCATTCCAAGCTACGGAGAAGCCACTTGGCAGACTGTTAACAAGGTACATTGTCCAAATGGGTACTTTGGTATCGTTACCTTTGAAACAGTCCATGACAACACCTTTAATGCGTATGTAGGCATGGTTATTAAGCAAGGTCAACAGTTAGGAAATATGGGTGATGCAGGTAGAGCAAGTGGTGTTCATTTGCATATCGAATTCACGCAGTCTGCGAATGGTAATATGGCATATAATTCCTATGGAATATATACGTTTACTGCTACTGAAAGTTACGTTGACGATACATTCTATGTTAACGATACGAACGTTATCACCCCTATGGCAGGGAATTGGAGAAAATGCAATGCAGGTAGTGGTAGTACAACAAGTGGCTATGACCCTAGCCAACTCATTCAAGAAGATGGTATTGCACATTTTACAAACGATACACCTATTATTTGTCATAGAGATAGTCCAACTGGTCCGAAGTTTGGTAGCTATGTAAAAGGCGAAACACAACGATACACAGAAAAATGGGTAGGAAACGGACATAGATATATTTCATGGTTATATGAGAATGACCCTAGTATTCGTTGTTTTGTAGCCGTTAGTGGAAGTGAAGTACAAGGTGAAGACCCTTGGGCAACATTTACTGCACCTGAGGAAGAAAATAAACCTAGTGAACCTGAAACACCTGAAACACCTGAAACTCCTGAAACACCAAGTGAACCTACAAAAGAATTTCCTGATAGTGTTAAGATGAAAGGAATTGATTTGTCTGAACACAACAACGGAAACATTGACTTTTCACAATACGATTTTGTTATCTTGCGTGCGAATTGGTGGACGACAGAAGATAAGAAGTTCAAGACATTCGCCGATAAGCTAGATAAATTAGGCATTCCATATGGTGTATACTGCTATGACTATTGTGGTGATGAACAAACTGCACTAGAACAAGCAGAATACACATACAATCTTATCAAAGATAGAGATATCAAGATGGGTGTATGGATGGATATGGAAGATGCCGATGGTTGGAAACAGAAAAATGGATATTTGAACAAAGAGCATTGCTCAATGGTTTGTAAGGTTTTCTGTGATTTCTTCAAAAAACGTGGATATTTTACAGGTGTATATGCCTCTAGTTCATGGTTTGATTCAATGATTGAAGAAAATGGATATCCGAAATGGATTGCCAATTGGGGAACGAATGATGGTACTTGTCAAGGAGATTTTTCTGCCGAAGGTGTCGTGCATCAGTATACCTCAACACCAATTGATAAAGATGTTTCATATCACGAAGTTGACTACTTTAAGTCTAATCCAGTTAAACCTGAAAAGCCTGAAGAACCTGATGAACCACAAGAACCTAGTGAACCTGATAACCCAACAGATGAAGATGATGAAAAGTTGGATATTGGGTTGGTAAACATTGTTTTGAACACTTTAAACTCATTCATGAAATGGGCGACAAAGTTAATTCAAAAAATTGTAAACCTGTTTAAGTAA